TAACCCTGCAGACCCTGAGCAGTATTGGTACGACCAAATAAAAGATGCTTTAGTAGCAATGGGCTTTAATGTATAATTAAATTAAATAAATAATGGATATAAGAAAAATATCTGTCGGTCCTGATTATAAGTCAGGGGCTATGCATTACATAGTAGGACAAGACGTGCTTAGCGGAAGTCATAAGATTCATTTAATCAAATTTGATTCTGAATTAAATTCCTATAAAATATACATAGAGGACAATGATGTTGTAATTCTTTGGAAGGAGTTTAGCTCAGATATGCCTGTATCCATTGAATATAATATAAATTTTTGAAATCACCAACAGACTTTATAGTTACCCCAAAAGATAATAAGCGATACGCTAATACTAAAAATATTGGAGGTATAGACTTTCTAGTAAGCTCCTCGGAAGAGGATGCTACATACTCTAATAGATATGCAGAGGTAAAATCATTACCTATAAATTACTGTGGTCCTATAGAGATAGGAGACACCCTTCTAGTTCACCATAATGTTTTTAAATTTTACAACGATATAAAAGGAAGACGTAGAAGCGGAAGAAGTTTTTTAAAAGATAACTTATTTCTAGTTGATTCAGACCAGTTCTTTATGTTTAAGAAGGGGGATGATTGGTATGCTCATGACAGGTATTGTTATGTTAAACCAATAAAAACAAAAGAATCAATTATATTTAAGAATACAAAAGAAGAACCTCTAGTTGGCAAAATGATTTATCCTAACACTAAATTAATTAGTCAAGGTGTTTCGAAAGGAGACATTGTATCCTTTAAACCTGATAGTGAATATGAGTTTGAAGTCGATGGAGATAAACTTTATAGAATGTATGACCACCAAATTACAATGATATTATGAGTAGAGAGTGGGATTGGATGGATGATGATGAATTTGATAATATTCCTTTGAAGAAAGTTAAAAGAATTAAAAATGAAATCAAAAGAAATAAAGTTAAAGATAATAGAAGCAGGGCACAGAGCGGTAGAACAACTAATTAAAGTTGCAAAAGAAGCTATCATTAAGCATGACCCTGAAGACGACTTGTCTGCAGATAGATTAAAAAATGCTGCAGCAACAAAGAAGCTTGCTATATTCGATGCATTTGAAATATTAAGCAGAATAGAAGCAGAACGAGAAGCTCTCGATTTATCTGGGACAAATAAAAAAGTAGATACAAAACAAGGATTTGCAGAACGAAGGTCAAAATAAAGATTTATATAAAATATTAGAAGACTATATTCCTAAAGCTGTCCTTACTAATAAGAATAGGAATAAGAGCTGGACTTACGGCTACAATAAAAAATATGATTTTATATGTATATCAAAAACTGGAGAGCTTGGAGATATACTAAATATACAAGGCGTTATAGTTGGCTTACCAAAGCAACCTAAACAAATACACAGTAGGTCTAAATCTAAGATAGACCAATACTGGGAGAGAATAGATATCCATAAACAGCTAAGTAAAATTCAATCCATATTTCAATGGAATGAAATGCCATCTGAATTTAAAAACAATTGGGTAGATTATATTGAGAATGAGTTTGATAGCAGAGAGATAGGTCATTGGTTTATGAATAATGGACTTCCAACATATATAACTGGAGCACATTATATGTATCTGCAATGGACTAGCATTGACGTAGGTTACCCAGATTACCGAGAAGCTAATAGAATATTTTATATATTCTGGGAAGCTTGTAAGGCAGACAGTAGGAGCTTCGGAATGACATACTTAAAAATAAGACGGTCAGGATTCTCTTATATGGGGTCTTCGGAATGTGTTAATACAGGTACGCTTGCAAAAGATTCAAGAGTTGGGATATTATCTAAAACAGGTTCGGATTCCAAGAAGATGTTCACAGATAAAGTAGTTCCTATCGCTAATAGATTACCTTTCTTTTTTAAACCTATACAAGATGGTATGGATAAACCTAAAACAGAACTTGCTTTTAGGATACCTGCATCTAAAATAACAAAGAAGAATATGTATGTAGCGGACAAAGAAGAGTTGTTTGGGTTAGATACAACAATCGACTGGAAGAATACAGATGATAACTCTTATGATGGTGAAAAGCTTTTACTACTAGTACATGATGAAAGTGGAAAGTGGATAAAGCCTAACAATATACTTAATAACTGGAGGGTTACAAAAACGTGTTTACGTTTAGGTAGTAGAATTATAGGTAAATGTATGATGGGTTCTACCTCTAATGCCTTGAGTAAGGGTGGTGGCAACTTTAAAAAACTTTACGAAGATTCAGACGCAACCAGTAGAAATTCTAATGGGCAAACTAAAAGCGGATTATATAATTTATTTATTCCTATGGAATGGAATATGGAAGGTTTCATAGATAGATATGGAATGCCAGTGTTTAGGAAACCTGAAACAAAAACAATAGGAGTAGATGGAGAGATAATAGATAATGGTGCTATTGATTATTGGGAAGCAGAAGTGGACAGTTTAAAGAATGACCCAGATGCTTTAAATGAATTTTACCGTCAGTTTCCTAGAACTGAATCTCATGCGTTTAGAGATGAGAGTAAGCAGTCATTATTTAATTTAACAAAAATATATCAGCAGATAGATTACAATGATTCTACAATAACAGAACATCATATTACTCAAGGGTCTTTCTCTTGGAAGGATGGCATCAAAGATTCTTCTGTAGTATGGACACCTAATAATAGGGGTAGATTTAGAGTTTCATGGACACCTAATAAAAATCTACAGAATAGAGTAATAAAACGAAACGGTAAAAATCTTCCAGGGAATGAACACTTAGGGGCTTTTGGATGTGACAGCTATGATATATCAGGAGTTGTAGGAGGCGGAGGTTCTAATGGAGCTTTGCATGGACTTACTAAGTTCAATATGGATGACGCACCTAGCAATGAATTTTTTTTAGAATATGTTGCTAGACCTCAAACAGCAGAGATATTTTTTGAAGAAGTGTTAATGGCTTGTGTGTTTTATGGAATGCCTATACTAGTGGAGAATAACAAACCTAGATTATTATATCATTTTAAAAATAGAGGGTATAGAGGATTTAGTTTAAACAGACCTGACAAAACATATAATAAATTATCAAGAACAGAAAGAGAATTAGGAGGTATACCTAACTCTAGTGAAGATGTGAAGCAAGCTCACGCTGCAGCAATAGAGTCTTTTATAGAGAAGCATATAGGATTAGATATGGAAAATACATTTAGAGATTCTGACCTAATGGGTACTATGCCCTTTACCAGGACATTAGAAGATTGGGCTAAGTTTGATATAAGTAATAGAACTAGGTTTGATGCCTCTATTAGTAGTGGATTAGCTATTATGGCATGTCAGAAGCATCTTTACACACCTGAAACAAAAAGCTCAAAAATTTCCATTAACTTTGCAAGGTATACCAACAAGGGATTAACAAGCGATATTATAAGATAGATGAAAGAAGTAAAAGTAAAAATTTCATCTGTAGGTTTTCCTAGTCAATTTGTATCAGATGCAGAAAAAGCCACTGATGAGTTTGGCTTACAAATAGGGCAAGCGATACAGTATGAGTGGTTTAAAAAAGATGGTAACGGTTGTCGTTATTATTCTCAATGGAGAGACTTTCACAAACTACGTTTATATGCAAGAGGTGAGCAATCTGTTGCAAAATATAAAAATGAATTAGCAGTTGATGGAGATTTATCTTACCTCAACTTAGACTGGACTCCAGTTCCCATACTTCCAAAATTTGTAGACATAGTAGTTAATGGAATGTCTGACCGATTATTTAAGGTTAAGGCATACGCTCAAGACGCTTTATCTCAAGGAAAAAGAAGTAAATATCAAGATATGATTGAAGGTCAAATGGCTGCTAAAGATATCCTATTAGATATTAAAGAGATGACAGGAGCAGACCCTTTTACAATGGACCCTGACTCTTTACCTGAGAATGATGAGGAACTTACTTTATATATGCAGCTTAACTATAAACCTGCTATTGAAATTGCAGAAGAAGAAGCTATAGATACTATGTTTGCTGAAAATCACTATCAGGATATTCGTAAGCGAGTTGATTATGATTTAACAGTATTAGGAATAGGAGTGGCGAAGCATGAGTTCTTACCAGGTTCTGGTGTAGAAGTTAAATATGTTGACCCTGCTAATGTAGTATATAGTTATACTGAAGACCCTCATTTTAAAGATTGTTTTTATTGGGGAGAAATTAAAAATGTTCCTATAACAGAATTACTTAAGATAGACCCTAAGCTTACTAATGATGATTTAGAAAAAATATCTAAATACAGTCAGAGCTGGTATGATTATTATAATGTAGCACAGTATTATCAAAATGATATATTCTATAGAGACACTGTAACATTGATGTATTTTAATTATAAGACCACTAAGAAGATGGTATATAAGAAAAGAATATCAGAGAACGGTGCTGTTAAAATGATAGAAAAAGATGACCAATTTAATCCTCCACCAGAAATGATGGAAGATGGAAAGTTTGAAAAAGTTTCTAAAACTATTGACGTATGGTACGAAGGTATTATGGTTATGGGAACGGATATATTATTAAAATGGGAACTTGCAGAGAATATGGTTAGACCTAAGTCTTCTTCTCAGCATGCTCTCCCTAATTATGTAGCGGTAGCTCCAAGAATGTATAAAGGAGTTATTGAATCTTTAGTTAGGAGGATGATACCTTTTGCAGATTTAATACAAATTACTCATTTAAAATTACAACAGGTTATAGCTAGAGTTGTACCTGATGGAGTGTTTATTGATGCTGATGGATTAAATGAAGTAGATTTAGGGACAGGTCAGGCTTATAATCCTGAAGATGCTCTAAGGCTTTACTTTCAGACAGGTAGTGTTATAGGTAGAAGCTATACACAAGACGGAGATTTTAACCAGGCTAGAGTTCCTATTCAACAGCTTACATCTAATAGTGGTGCTAGTAAAACACAAATGCTACTCACAAACTACAATCATTATCTTAACATGATTAGAACTGTTACAGGTTTAAATGAAGCTAGAGATGGTTCAACACCAGACCCTAATTCTTTAGTAGGATTACAGAAGTTAGCAGCACTTAATTCTAATACAGCTACACGTCATATATTACAAGGTAGTCTATATGTTTATAGAACATTAGCCGAAGCGTTAACATACAGGGTGGCTGACATTTTGGAATATGCAGATTTTAAAGAAGATTTTATAAGCCAGATAGGAAAATATAATGTGTCTATTCTAGGTGATATATCAGATTTATATATTTATGATTTCGGAGTTTTTATAGAGGTTTCTCCAGATGAAGAAGAGAAGGCACAGCTTGAACAAAACATTCAAACTGCTCTGTCTAAGAGTGATATCAATCTTGAAGATGCAATTGATATAAGAGAATTAAAAAATATAAAATTAGCTAATCAATTATTAAAAGTTAAGCGTAAGCAGAAGCAAGAGCGTGATGAAAAAAATGAGATGATGAAGCAGCAGATGTTAGCTCAGCAGCAATTAAAATCTCAACAGATGGCAGCACAGGCATCTATGCAGAAATCTCAAGCAGAAATGAATGCTAAGATGCAGATTAAACAAGCGGAGATTGCTTTTGAAATAGAGAAGATGAAGAATGAAGCTCAGCTAAAAAGTCAATTGATGGCTCAAGAGTTTGAGTACAATCAGCAATTAAGAGATATTTCGGAACAAGCCTTAGCTAATAGAGAAGTAAGTAGAGAAGATGCAAAATCATCTCGAATAAGTCAGCAGAACTCTGAACAATCTAAGCTTATAAATCAACGAAAAAATAATTTACCTCCTCAAAGATTTGAGTCTAATGAAGATAGTTTAGATGGCTTTGATTTAGCAGAATTTGACCCAAGGTAAACTGAATAATTTATATTGTTTAATGTACTATATTTGTACTAAAATTTAATCTAATGGAAATAAAAGTAAAAGAAGTAGGTGTTATTGAAGAAAAATCAGCAATAGAAGTAGAGGAAGCTCTACTAGAAAACGCAGAACAACAACACGAAAAAGAATCGCAACAAGAGGTTGTAGATAATAGTACGTCACAAGATGAAACTAAAAGTGATGAATTAAAAGAAGAAGACGTTCTTAATTTTATTAAGAATAGATATGATAAAGACATATCATCGGTAGGTCAATTGTTTGATGAAAAACAAAACAACGAAGAATTACCTGAAGATGTGTCAGCTTATTTTGAATATAAAAAGAAAACTGGTAGGGGAATTGAAGACTATGTTAAGTTAAACAGAGATTTTGATTCTCTAGATGGAGACCAGATTTTAACTGAGTATCTTTTAGCAACAGAAGAAGGCATTGATAAAGAAGATGTTGAATTATTAATGGAAGATTATTTATTTGATGAGGATATAGATGATGAGACAGATGTAAAAAGAGCTAAGTTAAAAAGAAAGAAGGCAATTGTAAAAGCCAAGAAGTTCTTTAACGAACAGAAAGAAATGTATCACCAGCCACTTGAGTCAAGTAGTGCAGGTATTTCTAATGATAGTGAAGAATATAAGGCTTATAAACAATACGTTGATAATGCAAAAAATCAGGAAGAGGAAACTCAAAGAAGGTCTGAGTTTTTTTTACAAGAAACAGACAAGGTTTTAAATCAAGATTTTAAAGGTTTTAAGGTCAGTATTGATGAAGCTAACTTATTGTATAATCCTGGAGGAACTGCGGAAGAAATTAAAAACACTCAATCGAGTATCAAGAATTTTATTGATAGACATTTGGATGATAGTGGATTAGTTAAAAACGCAGCTGAATATCACAAAGCATTATCAGCAGCAATGAACCCTGATAAGTTCGCAAGGTTTTTTTACGAACAAGGAATGGCAGCAGCAACAGAGGACGTGACAAGAAAAATAAAGAATGTCAATATGTCCACACGTTCTGCTCCTGAAGTTACTTCAAAAGGAGGAACTCAGTTTCGTGCAATGAACCCAAGTACTGGAAAAGGTTTAAAAATTAGAAGTATAAAAAATAAAAATTAACATTTTAAAAAATTAAAAATGGCAGGACAATTATTAGGACCAAATACTAACCCAGTAGGTCCAGGATTTCAATTACAGCCAGCACCACAACAAGTGCCGTTGGCTACTAATTACATTACTGATTTCAACTTTTTGAATCAGTACTTACCAGATACGTACGAGAAAGAATTTGAGCGTTATGGTAATAGAACTATCTCTTCTTTCTTACGTTTAGTAGGAGCAGAGTTACCAAGTAACTCTGACTTAGTAAAGTGGGCAGAGCAAGGTAGATTACACACTAAATATGCACAGTGTGGTACAGCAGCGGTAGTTGCTGGAGACAATGTAACATTTGATATTAACGATGCGTTAGTACCAGACCGAGCTGCAACAGGCTTAACTGCTGGAACAATTGCAATTCGTGTAGGTCAAACTGTTGTAGTTTCTAAAAATGACGGAACAGGAGAATTTAAAGGTATTGTTACTGCAGTAGGTGTAGCAGGTGGCTTAAACGCTAACCAAGTTACAATTGCTTTTTACAATGCTCAAGGATTTACAGGTGGTACAGGAGCAGGAAATGCTGATGCAACTATCTTTATCTATGGTTCTGAATTTAAAAAAGGAAGCAATGGAATGCAAGGTTCTTTAGAGGCTGAAGATGAAATCTTCGATAACTCTCCAATTATCATCAAAGATAAGTACGCAGTATCTGGTTCAGATATGGCTCAAATCGGATGGATTGAAGTAACTTCAGAGAATGGAGCTTCAGGATACTTATGGTATTTGAAGTCAGAGCATGAAACAAGATTACGTTTTGATGACTATTTAGAAACAGCAATGATTGAAGCAGTACCAGCTGAAGCAGGTTCTGGAGCAATTGCAGCAGGTGGAGATGTAGGAAACAAAGGTTCTGAAGGTGTATTCCATGTAGTGGAAAACAGAGGAAACGTATGGGCAGGTGGAAACCCAACAGCTCTAGCGGATTTTGACACTATTATTTCTCGTTTAGATAAGCAAGGGGCGATTGAAGAAAACGTACTTTTCTTAAACCGTCAGTTTGGATTTGACATTGATGATATGTTAGCTGAGCTTAACGGTTCTGCTCAAGGTGGTGGAGCTAATGGTACTTCTTATGGTCTATTTGATAATGACCAAGAGATGGCTCTTAACTTAGGATTTACAGGATTCCGTAGAGGATATGACTTCTACAAGTCTGACTGGAAATACCTAAACGACCCAACAATGCGTGGAGGTCTTACTGGAACTGGTGCTGTAAACGGTATGTTAGTTCCTGCTGGTTCTACTACTGTATATGACCAAATCTTAGGAAAGAATGCTAAGCGTCCTTTCTTACATGTACGTTACAGAGCTTCTGAAACAGAAGACAGACGTTACAAGACTTGGATTACAGGTTCAGCTGGTGGTGCTGCAACATCTGATTTAGATGCAATGGAAGTAAACTTCCTATCTGAAAGATGTGTGTGTACTATGGGAGCAAATAACTTTGTGATTTTCCAATCATAATAATGTAAATACCAGGGAGGGTATTTATTGCCCTCCCTTTTTTTAATAATTAAATTTTAATCAAATGAAAAAAAATAATTTAGTCAATAAGACTTACAAACTTACCAAAGAAGCAGCACCCCTTTCTTTTATGCTGCCAACTAGAAATTCAAGAAGATATCCTTTAATGCATTTTGATGAATCCAAAGGTCAAAATAGAGCTTTGAGATATGCACGAAATCAAAAAAGTCCTTTTGAAGATGAGCAGGACGGAAACGCTATTGTTGAACCTGTTATTTTTGAAGATGGATTTTTACACGTTTCTAGAACCAATCCAGTTCTTCAGGAGTTCTTACATTATCACCCCATGAATGGTGCTAAATTTGTAGAGGTTAATACAGAAAAAGATGCTCAGAAAGAAATGGATGTTTTAAATTCAAGAGTGGATGCTTTAATAGAAGCTAGACAATTAGATATAGACCAAGTGGAAGCATTAGCTAGAGTATTGTTTAATACAGATGTATCTAGAACCACCTCAGCTGAGTTAAGAAGAGATATCTTGATTTTTGCAGAGCAGGAGCCAGCACATTTTTTAAACGCTGTTAAAGACCCTACATTAAAGTTAAACTCTTTAGTTCAAGAGTTCTTTTCACACAAGGTATTAATATTTAAAAATAATAAAAAAGATGTATACTTTAACACCCCTAAGAATAAGAAGAGGATGTTAAATCTTCCTTTTGGGGAAGACCCTTATTATGTTATCTCTTCATATTTACAAACTGATGAAGGAGTTGACATATTAAAATTTTTAGAAAAAAATCTAGAAAACAAAAGATAGTATTTCTATTAACGTTATACCAAGGGGTTGCAAAAATGCAACCTCTTTTTTTTTACTTATCTTTGTGGTAAATAATTTAACAGATGAGCATTATTAATTCGGTACGAGAAACAGTGCTGTCGGTCCTTAATAAAAACAACTACGGATATATTACTCCTAGTGATTTTAACCTTTACGCAAAGCAAGCTCAATTAGATATATTTGAAGATTACTTTTATCAGTATAACTATCAAGTAAATCAAGAGAATGCTAGAAAATCAGGTATAGGACTAGCGGATATTAAAAAGATATATGAGGAAGCGATTGACTTATTTTCTGTAACAGCAGGATTATATAATCAGGTAGATAATACTTACTCTGTTCCTTCACTAGCTACAACAGGTAGTGATTATTATTTATTAAACAAAGTTTTAGTATTTAATGAGGTTTTAGATGAAGGGACTACAACAGGGGTTAGTGGTGGACAAAATAGAATTATAGACGCTAATGCTGATTTTAGTGATATTAGTGTAGGGGATATTGTAGCACTTGAGAATAACGGTGTTCAATATCTAAAAGTAGTAACTGTAGTTAATAGCACTACACTACAGGTTTCACCTAATCTTACAGGTCCTGTTGGCACAAAATATTCTATATATAAAAAAGGAACACGTTTTAATGAAGCAGAAAGAGTTACACATACTAAAATAACAATGTTAAATAACTCTATACTTACATCTCCTAACTCTTCTTATCCAGCATATACAACAGAAAGCGTATCGTTAGATGTATTCCCTGAAGATGTAACATCAATTGGTAGAGTTAAGTGTCAGTATATTAGATACCCTAAAGACCCTAAGTGGACATACGTGCAGTTAGTAGGAGGAGAACCTTCGTTTGATTCATCTAGTGCATTGTATCAAGATTTTGAGATTCCATTAGAAGATGAGCCTACACTAGTAAATAAGATACTGCAATATGCAGGGATGTCTATAAGAGAAACTCAAGTTACACAGTTTGCAACAGGATTGAATACTATTGAAACGCAAAACGAAAAATAATGGCATATATAAATGATTATACATATTACGAAAACACAGGTAATCCACACACAGAACAAGATAACTGGGGGTCTTACCAGTATGTAAGCTTATACGACATAGTAAATAACTTTATGTTAATGTATGCTGGCAACCACAGCTTAGTTAATAACGAGGAAAGATACAGAGTTCTATTTCACGCAAAACGAGCTATACAAGAACTTAACTATGATGCTTTTAAAGAAATAAAAATTCTTGAGTTAGATGTTTGTGAAAGATTACGATTCGTTCTTCCGCAGGATTATGTAAACTGGGTTAGAGTTTCTTTATATAAAGATGGTGTTCTAAGACCATTAACTGAAAACATACAAACAAACTGGAGTGACGCTTATCTTCAGGACCATACATGTAGAATATTATTTGACCATGATGGAAATATATTAAAACCTTCACAAGCTTTTATAGATTTACAAAGAGTAGAGGGAACTAAAAAAAGTATTTATCTTAACGACCAAAGTCCTTACAATAATAGAGAAGGTTATTGCGTGGATGGAGAGTGGTATTTTGATTATGGCGTTGGAGCACAGTATGGATTAAATACTGAAACAGCGAATGCTAATCCAACATTTAAGATAGACCCTAAAGGAGGAGTTATTAATTTTAGTTCTGATATGGCAGGGAACTTATGTATTGTAGAATATGTGTCAGACGGAATGGAAAATGGAGATGATTCATTAGTAACTGTCAACAAACTTTTTGAAGAGTATGTATACGCTTACATTCAATATGCTATTTTAAATAGTAAATTCGGAGTTCAAGAATATGTTGTGAATAGAGCTAGAAAAAGAAGCTCTTCATTATTAAGAAACGCTAAAATTAGAATAAGTAATATACATCCAGGGCGATTGTTACAGAACATGAGAGGTATGGATAAGTGGATTAAATAAGCATGGCAAAAACTACTAGGAATTTTATTGCAGGACGAATGAATAAAAGCGTTGATGAACGCTTGCTACCTAATGGCGAGTATGTTGACGCTATGAATCTTCGTCTAGGTTCAACTGAAGAATCAGAGGTTGGGTCTGTTGAAAATACAAAAGGAAATACCCAGTTAACTTCATTACAATATAATGGTGTTGATTTAAGCAGTCAGGCTAGATGTATAGGAGCTTATGAAGACGGTCAAAGAGAAACTTTATATTGGTTTGTAAATGACCCTAATCATCCGATAGGTGGAATTGTTGATATGGTTGTGTCTTTTAATGTTGAGTTAAACACTTTGATATATCACGTTATAACTGCTGACGTAACAAAAACTGTTTTAAATTTTAATCCAGATTTTTTAATAACAGGAGTTAATAGAGTAGAGGATTTATTGTTTTGGACTGATAATTATAATCAGCCAAGAGTTATAAATATAACTAGAAACTATGATTCTGCAGCTTCCTTTTTAGAAGAACAACTACTTGTTATAAAAAAACCTCCAACAAAATCTCCTGAATTTCAATTAGTAAATTTATCTGGAGATGAAAACTTTTTAGAAGAAAGATTTATAACGTTCGCATACAGATACAAATATCAAGATGGTGAGTATTCTGCACTTTCACAGTTTAGTGAACCTGCTTTTATACCTAAACCTTTTGATTATTCTATAGCTAGTGGTCTTAATGAAGGAATGGTTAATTCATTTAATAGTGTAAATGTAACATTTAATAGTGGCGGTCCTTTAGTTAAGAATATAGAAGTTGCATTTAAAGAAACAAATTCAAATGTCATAAAATCAATTGAGGTTTTTAATAAAGAAGATTTAGGATACGCAGATAATACGGATTATGTTTTTAATTTTACTAACAGTAAAATATATACTGTTATTAATCCTACTCAGCTTGTGCGTATATTTGATAATGTTCCTTTAAAAGCTCAAGCTCAAACAATAATGGGTAATCGTTTGATATATGGAAATTATGTAGATGGATACGATTTAACTGACCTTAATGAAAACCCTATCAAACTAGAGTACTACTGTCAATTAATATCCAATGAGGTTAGTTTAGATAGCATTTCGGATAGAACGCAAAATTTTAATTATACATTTGGCGGCACTAATCAAATACCAAACGCATCTGTATATTTTGATTTTGGTGATATAGATTTAGTTGCTGGTGCTAGTATAACTTTTGACATAAGGTTTTCTCATAATTCATTTGCTGGTCCAGGAACTGCTCCAACTGAAACGTCAACAAATTTAACTTTAAGTTTTACTTTTATACTTCCAGCTGATTTTAATAGTGTATATGAGTTAGCAACAGATTCTTTGTTTGTTGAATCAATAGGTACTGCATCAAACATACTTCCTGTATATGACCCTACTCCTGGAGTGCCAACTTCTTGTTCTGGATTTACTCTTACTGATGATTTTAATTGTTTTATTCCAAACACTTTAGATAGTTATATTAAATTTGAAAGTGGGATTAACTCTCCTGGACAGCCAATAGAAATAATTACATCTCCTGGAAGTTCAGAAATAGGATTTGGATTATTAGCTATGAGATTTGTTGACAACCTAACTACACCTACTACCAGTATTTATGAATACTATAGCGTTACATTCGCTGAAGGTACTTATTTAGGAGTAGGAAATCCTACGAGCTTACACAGTGATAGAGATTATGAACTAGGTATTATATATATGGACGAATTTAACCGTTCTACTACTGCTCTTGTAAGTAGAAATAATACAGTTCATGTAGGATGCGTGGCAGCTCCTTTACAAAATTATATAGAAGCTATTATACCTCCAACACAACTAGCTCCATCATGGGCTGATAGATATAAGTTTGTTTTAAAACCAGATTTAGAAGGTTATAATACTGTATATACAAATATATATTTTAATGACCCTACAACTAATGCAACATACTTTTTGTTAGAAGGAGAGAATGCAAGAAAAATAGAAGAGGGCGATAGGCTTAGAGTAAAGGCAGACACTGCTGGTCCTACTACAAGATGTCAGTACGCTACCGTACTTCAGAAAGAAGCTCAAACGGAAGATTTTATTGACCCACCTCTTGTCGATGATGATGGGAATGACATATTTATTCCTGCTGGAACATACATGAAAATACTAGCTAATGATTTTCAAACTATTGCAGGCGATAATCCTACTATACAATTTGGACGTATAGGTGAATGTAGAGGACAGTCAAACTATCCTATAGCAAGATACCCTGTTAATCTAGAAAGAGAAGCAGGATATGACCCTACTAACCCAACTTATATATATGAAGATTATACTATACCAGCTGGTTCTCGTATACAGATTGATGCTGAATTTAAAAGGCGTGGTGGTCCTGGTAATCAATGTGATGGAAGAAGCTATAATCTTTTATTAAATTTAGTTTCCTCTCGTGATTATGATAATTTTAAAGAATGGTGGGATGGAGATAATATACAAAGTAGATTAAATTCTGGAAGTGCTTCAGTAAGCGGAAGTCCAGATTGCCCTCCACCTTATTATAATACTTCTTATGACCCTACATTAGCTACTAGCATAAACGATATTGAAGTTAGTGCTTGTACATACAGCTGGAGATTTTATCGTGATGACGTAACAGTAAATCCAACAAATCCAACTAACCAATTGCTTTTAATGGCTTCAGGAACCAATGCGTGTAATGGTAGTACATCTAGAAAAAAAGCTTGTGCATTATTAAATATTAAAGTTTTTAGAGCTGACAATATAATAGTATTTGAAACAGAGCCTGAAGATGCTACTCCAGATTTATGGTATGAATCAGCAGACGTATTTAATATTGATAAAACTACAGGAAGGCACGAAGGTAATGTACAGAACCAAACTGCTACATCTCCAGCTATAATACAAACTGATTTCTTTAATTGTTTTAGTTACGGTAATGGTGTTGAAAGTTTTAAAATAAGAGATTCTTTAATTGGAGGAGAGTTTTCTCTAGGAGAGCGAACAGCTTCTACTTCAGAAGTAGAATTTAAACAAGCTCATCGTTTTGCTGATTTAACATATAGTGGTGTATATAATGATGAGAGTAACGTAAATAAGTTAAATGAATTTAATTTAGGGCTTTTAAACTTTAAGCCATGTGAAGATATTTATGGACCTATTGAAAAATTATATGGAAGAGAAACTGATATTCTTGTACTGCAGGAAGATAAAATATCTTATGTCTTAGCAGGTAAGAATTTAATTAGTGATTCTATAGGTGGTGGAACTATAGCTTCAGTTCCTGAAGTGTTAGGAACGCAGATAGCTAGAATAGAAGAGTATGGTATTTCTAAAAACCCTGAGAGTTTTTGTGCATGGGGATTTGATAAGTATTTTACTGACGCTAAACGTGGTGCTGTAATAAAATTATCTGGAAGTTCTGGTCAGAACGAACAGCTCAGTGTTATCTCAGAAAAAGGTATGCGTTCATGGTTTAGAGACAGATTTAAAGATAGCTTAAACAAGCAAAAAATTGGAGGGTATGACCCTTATATGAATGAATATGTACTAAGTATAAATGATGAAGATTTACCATCTAGAGACGATTGTTTAGAATGTGGTATACAACAAACTTTTACTTTCCCAGAGGATAAGATTATTAATTACTGTGTTGATGTAGGTTTACTTGTTGGAGATGTAGAGATAGAAGTGATAGCTGAAACGCCTTCTACTAGTACTCCTAGTGCTATAACAGTAATTTATAACGGAGTAACCGTAGTTCCCACAACAGGTGTGGATAACGGAACATTTACCTTTAACTTTGATAAAGATGTTGTTAATGAAGATGAGGCTCAAATTCAAATTAATGGTTTACAGGGTACAACAGTTTCTGTTAATGTAAAATGCCCTGTAGGAGATGTAATAACAGTATTCCAGGTTTGTGTTACAAACGCACCTGATGTTGGAAAGACAATACATAATCAATATAGATGGGTAGACGGAACTTATGTTTCACCTCTTCATTCTAGGCAAATAACATTTAGTGATGAACCAGGTGCTATAACTATTAGCCAGTACGATTCAGTAACAGCACCACAGGGAGCAGGTGTTATTCCTTCTGATGGTGCAGAGGTGCAGGTTATATGTAATAAACTCCCTATAGATGATTTTGAATTTAATGCAACACAAAATAAATTTTATGCATTAAGAACTAATACTTTATACACAGAAACTATTGCAGATATATCTGCTCTAATAACAGCAGCAGGTACAGCTTTACCATTAGACACCACTAATGCTCCTACTCAATTTATAGGAGATTATACTATGGCTTCTAGTGGACAGTATCTATATTTAGTTTATGACTATAGACAGTCTGTTGAAGTAGATTTATGTTATGGAACAGGTGGTGTAATTGATTTATGTTGTGAATGTGAAATACCTTAAAAAATGGCAAACCCAGGAACTTATTATTTAAACGGACCAGATTTAGCATCTTCAACAAGTATCTATACTGATGAGGCACAAACAACTTGTGCTCCTGATGGACTTTATTCGGATGGTCTTATTACTAGAGAACTATTAAACTGCGTATTACTTCCAGTTCAGATATGCCCAGATTGTGGTATTGCTTGTGGAAGCTCTATAAATCCGCCTGGAGGTGGTAAAGGGCTGTACCAGTTAGAATTTAATGCTGGTACATTAACTACTGACATAGGAGCTATAAGTATTCATTTTAACCCTGCTGATATTCCTGATGGGATTAGGGTTTTATTTGACGGTGTATATTATAATAGACTGTCAAGTCGAACTGATGGTAACAGGCAGAGTACAAGTGGCGTAGCAGATGCGTTTACTATATTAGGAGATGCTGCTGACGAGTGTGAGAATTTTTGTTCAGGACAAGATGGGTTTCTTTGTACTCCAGACCCTAATGGAAATTCAGTTGATTTTTTCAATGGTTTTGATGCTGTTGATTGGCTTCCAGGAACTCCTAGTACACAAACTGTTTATATATACCCTGGCGATAAAATTTTTGGAGGGCAAGCACAATATAATCTTTTAATTGTTCCTAAGCCTACAGCATCAGCAGGTACTGTTACTGTCCAGGTTTTAGGACCTTGCAATCAAACAGGATGGGATATAGTAGTAAATTGTGCAGAAGCATTACCTTCTTTTCAAGGAGCGGCAATAGGTAGCGGCACTTCGTGTGGAGCTACTCCAGATACATATTATTTTGGTAGGTTTATTCAAAATAATGGAGCCCCAGACACAAACGCCTTTCCTATAAGACACAATCCTGTTTTTCTTGATTCAACTGGTTCAAATAGAGCTCCTGATGGGAATTACCTAATGAGTAATGGTCAATATATAGTAGTAACAGATGGGGTTGTAGAATTTACCCCAGCAAATTGTACATAAAAAATGGAAAATTACACTTTAACATATAGCGAATCAGCACAAGGGTTCCCTTCTTTTTATTCTTATTATCCTGAGATAATAAAAGGTATGAATCAATTCTTATATACTTTTCAAGGAGGTAACTTATATAAGCATAATACAAATGAAACTAGAAATAATTTCTATGGTATTCAAGGTGTCTCTGAATTAACAAGTATATTTAATGAGTCTCCCTTAGAAAATAAAAAGTTTAAAACTATTGCTTTAGAAAGTGATGACCCTTGGCAGGGAACATTTATTACTGATATCCAGACTACAGGATTTATAAATGCAGATTTATCAAACCCTAGTAATCAGTACTACGAGAAGAAAGAAAACGATTGGTTTGCTTACATACGAAATAGTGGTAATGTTCCTGCTAATCTAGACCAGTATGCTTTACGTTCACTAACTGGAATTGGTAACAGTACCTCAGTTTTTGTAAATGGACCAATAACAACTATTCTTTTTGAACCGCCTGTAAATATAGGTTCAATGTTATCTATAGGCGATGCTTTTTATTTTGGTGTAGCTAATGCTAGTGGTGATTTAGAACCTACTCTAGCAGGTATTGTAATAACAGTTACATTTAGTAATATAGGTAATGTTTTAATAGAATTAGATAACACCGTAGCTGGAGTTGTAGCTATTCCTAGTCAGAATGAATATTTTTTATACATTAAGAACTCTATTGCTGAATCACAAGGAGTAATGGGACACTACTGTGAGTTTACATTAAGCAACGCATCAACAAGTGCTACAGAATTATTTGCAGTAAAAAGTGAGGCATTCAAAAGTTTCCCTTAAAATTCTTATCTTTGTAGAAATATGGAAACAGAAGTTTTATCTACTGATATATTAAGAGGAATTTCAAAAGGCACTGGTTTGCTTTGGGATGAAATTGAAAACTTTAAGAATCAACTGATAGCTACAGAGCATGCGTTGGTTCATAAAGCAGGTACTCCTCAAAGTAAAGAATTAGAAGAAGTGTATCCTTTAAAACAACATCTAGAAGGAGGTTTATATACTAGAGAGTTATTTATGCCTGCTGGGCACGTAGTAATATCTATGGTTCATAAACAAAATCATCCTTCTTTTTTATTAAAGGGTAAGGTTTCATTTTTAACTGATGAGGGTACGGTAGAGACTATCACTGCTCCTCATCTTATACATACAAAGGAAGGAGCACAAAGAGTTTTACTTGTGCATGAGGATACCCAATGGTGTTGTGTGTATAAGACAGATGCAAAAACATTTGAAGAAGCTGAGGCGGATGTTTATGCAGATAG